TTACTGCTATTGCTGGAGAGTCTTCTACTGGAAAAACTTTCTTCAGCCTCGCCGTTGTTAAGAATTTTCTCGATACCAATCCCGATGGTTATTGTCTCTATTTTGATACTGAGGCTGCTATCACTAAATCACTTGTAGAATCCCGTGGAATTGATACTTCTCGTTTGGTTGTTGTTAATGTTGTTACTATCGAAGAGTTTCGTGGAAAGGCGCTCAAGGCAGTAGATCTTTACTTAAAAAAACCTGTAGATGAACGCAAACCTTGTATGTTTGTGCTAGACTCTTTGGGAATGCTTTCCACTGAGAAGGAGATTACTGACGCACTGAACGATAAACAAGTTCGTGATATGACCAAATCTCAATTGGTCAAAGGTGCTTTTCGAATGCTCACTCTTAAGTTGGGTCAAGCAAATATTCCAATGATCGTAACCAATCACACTTATGACGTTATCGGTGCTTATGTTCCTACTAAGGAGATGGGAGGTGGTAGTGGTCTTAAGTATGCCGCTTCTAGTATCATTTATCTTTCAAAGAAGAAAGAGAAGGATGGAACAGAAGTCGTTGGAAACATTATCAAAGCTAAGACTGCTAAATCGCGTTTAAGTAAGGAGAACAAAGATGTTGAAGTCCGTCTTTATTATGATGAGCGCGGTCTTGACCGTTACTATGGTCTTCTGGAACTTGGTGAAATTGGTGGACTCTGGAAGAATGTAGCAGGACGCTACGAGATTGATGGTAAAAAGATTTATGCTAAACAGATTCTAAAAGAACCTGAAGTGTATTTCACGGAAGATGTAATGCAACAGTTGGACGAAATCGCACATAAGGAATTTAGTTATGGAGAAAGTTGAATCTCTAGTTCTTAATAGTCTTCTTTATAATGAAACATATTTACGCAAAGTAATTCCATTCATTAAAAACGAATATTTTGAAACTTATTCGAAAAAAATTGTATTTGAAGAAGTTTCTAATTTTGTTCAAAAATATAATCAAGTACCAACAAAAGAAGTCTTACAAATTGAAGTAGAGAATCGTCAAGATATTAATGAATCCTTATATAAGGAAATTATTTCTGATATTGAATCTTTGCATGAAGAACCAAATGATTTAACCTGGCTGGTTAATACAACAGAAAAATGGTGTCGTGATCGAGCAATCTATCTTGCACTCATGGAATCAATTCATGTTGCAGATGGTAAAGATGAGAAGAAAAATCGTGATAGCATTCCTAGTATTCTTTCAGATGCTCTAGCAGTATCTTTTGATACTCATATTGGGCATGACTACTTACAAGACTATGAACAACGCTATGAATCCTATCATAAAAAGGAAGACAAAATTGAATTCGACCTTGAGTACTTTAACAAAATCACAAAAGGTGGTTTACCTAATAAGACTCTCAATATCGCTCTGGCTGGTACGGGTGTCGGAAAAAGTCTCTTTATGTGCCATGTTGCTGCTTCCGTCTTATTGCAAGGCAGGAACGTTTTGTACATCACTCTTGAAATGGCGGAGGAGAGAATTGCTGAACGAATTGACGCAAACCTTTTGAATGTTCCAATTCAACAGTTGGTTGAACTTCCAAAGCAAATGTTCGAAAGTAAAGTTACAAGCATATCAAAGAAAACTCAGGGAACTCTTATAATTAAGGAATACCCAACTGCATCTGCTCATGCTGGTCACTTTAAATCACTTCTTAATGAACTTGCACTTAAGAAGTCATTTAGACCTGATATTATCTTTATCGATTATCTTAATATTTGCTCTTCCTCTAGGTATAGGGGAAATAGTAATATCAATTCTTATACTTTTGTTAAAGCAATCGCAGAAGAACTTAGGGGACTTGCAGTTGAGTTCAACGTACCAATCGTATCAGCCACCCAGACTACACGTTCTGGTTATGGTAGCTCTGATGTTGAACTTACTGATACTTCTGAATCCTTTGGGCTTCCTGCTACTGCCGATCTTATGTTTGCTCTTATTAGTACAGAAGAGTTGGAAGAATTGGGACAAATTTTAGTTAAACAACTTAAGAATCGTTATAATGATCCAACCATTTTTAAGAGATTTGTTGTTGGTATTGATAGAGCAAAAATGAGATTGTACGATGTGGAACAATCTGCTCAAAATAATATACTTGATTCTGGTCAGGGTGATGAATATGAGTACGAAGAAGTGAAAGCGAAAAAGTCATTTGAGGGATTTAAATTCTAATGATACATGAACTATCTGGATTAGTTTCTGATAAAACCTTATGTGATAGAATTATTGACTATTTTAAGGATACTAATCAGAGAAGTTTATGGCAGGAAGATTCTTTTTTTGCTGGAAGAACATTATCACCATCTGAAATAGAGGATAGTGATCTTCTTAAAGAGATTAGATGTTTGGTGTATAAAATAACTCAAATGTCTTTTTCTTTGTATAAAAAATTTATATTTCCAGAATTCCTTGATATTGTATATTGGGCTCCAGGTATGGAAATGGGTGTACATAAAGATGATCAAGAAGAAAATTTAATTCAAAGGCATTATACTGCTGTTTGTTATCTTAATGATGACTATGAAGGTGGTGAAACTTATTTACCTGAAAATAATTATGTTTGCACTCCAGAAAAAGGAAAGGTCATAATTTTCCCATCTAATTATCCACATGGAGTTACTGAAGTTAAGAACAACTCAAGATATACATTAGCAATGTGGTTCACAACAGATGAAAAATACTTACTTGACTCTTGATTAGTTTGGGCGTATGATTTACTTAAAAACAATTTGAGGAATTAATTTTGAAATATAATTCGGAGGACTACTTTTCTGTTATTGAAACTAAAACGGGAAGGAAAATTTGTGATTGTGGGGATGAGATTGATGCACTAATGATGGTTTCATTTGATCCTCAGAATAGAACTATTACTAGAAATCAGTTTCTTATGGGGCAAGTAGTTGATATTGAAATTCCAAAACAACTACCAACATCAGAAATTGTTTTTGTGGAAACTGAGACTAAGAATGTAAATAAAGACAATAGCAAAAAACTAAATGACTCTAAGAAAAAATTAATGTACAGTGATCTTGAGCCATTGAATCTATCATGAATTTATTAAATGGTGATTTTTTAGATATTCACCCAAACATCTTTGGAACAGAAAATGTTTCTCTAGTAATGTATTCTTTAATACGATCAATTAGACCAAAGAAGTTAATAGAAGTTGGTGCTGGATACACTACTTTTTTTATACTAAAATCTTTGATCGATATAAAAAAAGAAATAGAAAGAGAAATTAAAAATAAAAATATTACGGAATACTTTGAAGGAGAATTTTACGACTATGTTCGTGAGTGGGCAGATTATTCTCCAAACCTCACTGTAGTTGAAGATTTTAGTCATGAAGATACACCAAAAAATCTCAAGTCTAAATTAGTTGAAAATGGTTTAAGTGACTATTGTACATTTATCCAATCTGATCTTTTTGAATATATTGACAAACTTAAAGATCAAAATTATGATTTTGTTTGGTTGGACTATGGTGATGGTCCAACTTTCTTCGATGTCTTTAAATTTTTCTTTGAAAATTTGAATGAAAATGGTATAATAGTGTTTCATTCAACTGAAAGTAATTTGTGGGGTAGATACTTTACATCTCAAGTAAAACTACTTCAAAAATCTAGAGATGATATTGAAATGATTACCGTGCTAGAACCACATAAGCATTTCCAAAATAGTTTTTCTATTTTTAGAAAAACTGCAAATAATCCAATACATAGCATTGATTCTTAAAATGATTGATCTTAATAAGTATGTTGAGTTTGTAGATACAACTACATCAAAACCCAGCAAAGAACATACACCATTTATTGATCGCCTTATGGAACTTCGAGAAAATCAATTTCCTACTGAGCGACTTCTTACTGCTGCTGTAGGTATGAGTGCCGAAGCAGGTGAGTTTACTGAGATTGTAAAGAAAATTGTATTTCAAGGTAAACCAGTAAACGATGAAAATCTATTTCATCTAAAGCGTGAACTTGGAGATATCATGTGGTACGTTTCTCAAGCCTGTCTTGGACTTGATATTTCACTTGAAGAAGTAATTCAAATGAACTTTGAGAAACTGAGTGCTCGTTATCCTGAGGGTGCATTTAGTATTGAACGTTCAGAAAATCGTAAGGATGGAGACCTATGAGTGAAATTAGTAAAGTAAAATTGGAATTGGATATTCGTACCGCAGCATCTGTTCGTCAGGTATTGTATGAGGCACAAAAAGGATATACAACTAACATTTATACAACACCTATTCGTATTTTCGAACTTCGTGAAGTAATTGCTGATCTTGATGATGCAATCAGTCAAGTAGTTGAGTGACCCTTCGGGGTCTTTTTTTTTATAAATAACTAAAAAGTATTTCTAAAAAATGGACATCGATAATCTTAAAGGCTTAATGGAAGCATATCAGCAAGTTTATGCTTCGCAAGAAGTTGATGAAGCAGTTTATGGTGGTGAACCAAAAAAACCAGCAGATACTAGAATGACTGTAACTGCTGCAGATAAAAAAGCAAACACTAAGGCATGGCAGAAGTATAAGGCAGGACATCCTTCATATAAAGCTGCTGACCACTTAGGTGAAGAATCTTTTGATGAAGCAACAGCAATGGCAAAGCGTGGTCATGATGAGACTGCAATTCGTAACAAGATTGCTAAGTCAACTGGTGGTGGTGAGGCTGCTGATAGAGCATCTGCACTTGAAAAGAAATCAACATTCGGTGATGCTAAGAAAGCAAAGGCAAGACAAGACCTTGCGAGAAAGCAAAGAGGTGATTTCCGTAAGACCACTTCATCATCACCTGGGCTCCATGGATACGCTCACAAGTCAAATGATCCTGCAGTAAAAGCAAAGCAAGCAGCAAGAGGAGCACAAAGAGGTGCTCTGACTCCCGCTGAGAAGAAGCAACTTAATAGAGAAGAGTTTGATATTTTTGATACTGTTCTTGAGTTTCTTTATGTTGAGGGATACGCAGAAACTCTGGAAGATGCAGAGTGGATGATGGCGAATGAACTAGATGCTGATGATATTGAAGAAATCTTGGAAGCAGAAGGTTCCTATGGTAAAACTCCAAAAGCATCTGCAGCATATAGTGCCCTAGTTAGAAAGAGAACTAATAAACCTGCATCTGAGTATTCTAAAAAAGGAGAAAAAACCAAAAAAGTGAAGTCTGCTGAGAAGCATATGTGGAGATCTCTTAGAGGTGGACCTCATCATGGAAGAGGTAAAATGACTGCTGATGATAGAACAGAAAGAAGGTCTGAACGTGCCTTCGATTTGGAGACTTCATATGGATCTGGATCAGTAACCAAGAACCCCAAGAAACTCCGTAAGCAAAAAGCAATGGGCGAGCACGACTGATAAATAAGTCGGAAGGTTGCTCTAACCCCTTGACTTTCTAGTTGAGGGGTTTTATAATATCTAAATCGGGGAATTAGCTCAGTTGGTAGAGCGCCTGCTTTGCAAGCAGGAAGTCAGGAGTTCGAGTCTCCTATTCTCCATTTCTAAATACTTAAAAGTAATAGTGCAAAATAAATGGCTTTTGAACCATCTGAGGGTCTATATGCTGGACTTTCTTTCGTACCTACATCGGATTTAACTGCTGCAAAAAATAATGTAGAAAAATTTAAAGAGCTTTATTTTATTGCTCTTGAAAATTTAAAAAGTAATAAAGTTCTTGATGCAGCTGGTAATGCAACAAAAAATGGAATGATTCAAATCATTGATTTAAACACAAGTTCAAAAAGTGCAGAAGATATATACAAAGATCTTGCTGCATCAATATCTGCTGTTCTTGGAACTAGGGCAAAACTTAGAAAAGATAAAGTACCATCGAAAGTTTATTTAACGGGTAATAGGTGGCATCCTGATGTTGAACCTTTTAAGGTTAAAGCATTTGGAATGTCTGATTACAATTCTTCTGATGTTATTTTAAAATTAAATGGAAATGATTTTGTGGGTATATCTTTGAAGAAAAAACCAAAAGCAAACGCACAAAGTCCAACATTAATCAATAATGCTTTTTCTGCATATATTGAGGGACCTCAAATGAAAAAAGTAAGAGAAAAATTAAACGACCATAGAATCAAGTTTTTTGCAAAAGTTATTAAAGAGGCTTGTACATCTGGTGGTCCACTTGCAAGATTTGCTGTTGCTGGAAATAAAGATATTTCCAAATTGAATCCAAACAATATCAATGATGCAAAACAGTTATGGGATATGAAAGTTATAAGAGCAAAGGGTGGGGGTAAGACTCAAAAAATTCCTTTGATTAACTTAAAATCAGAAAGTGAACTTGCTGATAGAAATGGATTAATTAAGTCAAGTGGAAATGAACCATCACAAGAAAGTTTTAGAGATTTTGTAAATAAAAAACTTCAAAGCACTGGAAGCACATTAAATCCATTATATCAAGGATTTCTTGATGTAATGAATGAACCGGATGTTAAAAATACCCTTGCAGATGTTTTATTAACTAGAGTTTTAAAACTAGGACTTTTGGATGAGTTGGAGACTTGGAAGGATTATGAATTTGGTTTTTATCTTGCTGAGGGGGTTGGAACGGTCGATAAAAATTTAAATCCAAACATTGGAAATGCTAATGTTTTGGATATTCATAGTATCATGATTGCTATGGCCAATCTAGCTAGAGAAGATGCTAGGATGGAATTGGATGAACAAAAAACATTTTCTAAAAATGCTGCGAAAGTATTCTTCACTCTTTACAAAGGTAAGATGCCTATTTTAGAAATTGAACTTAGGTATAAAGGAGATTTTGCAGCATATCCTCAATTTTTTGCTGGAATAACACCAGAGTTCAAAGAATTGATTAAGCAAGGTGATATTGGTATTTAATAAATATAAGTATATCAAAACAAACTATGAAAAGGTTTTCACAATTTCTCTCTGAAGCGGGTAAGTCTCTTGCTGTTATGCAAGCGACTCGACTTGGACTGACTGGTGATGGTCATGGTGGATGGTATGATAAAAATGGTGAGTTTGTTGCAAAGACTGAAGGTGGGAAATTAAAGTTCTACAATAAGAACCAAAAAATTGGTGAGAAGGATCCCCCACAGGATCAGGCAGCAGATCAACAACCAGTTGCTACTCAGGTTCAACCAGCACAACAAGAACCTGATGCAGCTCCAGAAACAGAAGATAAAGGATCATTGACTATTGCTTTTGGTAGATTTAATCCGCCAACAACTGGTCATGAAAAACTATTGAATACTGTTGCAACAGTTGCTGGAAAGGGGGAGTATAAAATTTACCCATCAAGATCTAATGATCCAAAGAAAAATCCATTAGATCCTGATACAAAAATATCTGTTATGCGTAAGATGTATCCAAAGCATAGTGAGAGAATTGTTAATGATGCTAATTCTAAAACCATTTTTGATGTGCTTAAGCAGGCACATGCGGATGGATATTCATCTGTTAACATTGTAGTTGGATCAGATAGACAACCAGAATTTGAGAAACTTGCAAATTCTTATAATGGTAAGTTATATGATTTTGCTGCAATTAACGTAGTTTCGGCTGGTGAGAGAGATCCAGATTCTGATGATGTAAGTGGAATGTCTGCATCAAAACTTCGTCAAGCAGCAGCAATGGGTGACTTTGAAACCTTTAGAAAGGGTACTCCAAAAAGTCTTGATGATGAATCTGCTCAGCAACTTTTTAGAACTCTTCGTAAGAGTATGAAGATTAAGGAAGGTTGGAATCTTTGGGAAATTGCTCCTAAGTTTGATTGGGAAAATTTAAGAGAGAATTATATAACCAAGAAAATTTTCCAGGTGGGTGACTTAGTTGAAAATCTGAACACTGGATTAGTGGGAAAGATAATTCGCAGAGGTACTAATTATCTTATTTGTGTTACCGAAGATAATATTATGTTCAAGTCTTGGATACGTGACGTTTCTGAGTGGACAAATGTATCGGGTGTTGTTGCTAAAAAAAGAGAAGTTGGAACTGATAGTTTTAGAGGATATACTATGAAGATGAGTGGTACAAAGGCAATTAAGAATTTCATAAATAAATATAAGGCAAAAAAGTAAACTAAATTATTTAAAATGTCAGCAAATCATCTTAACGATATCTCTTCTGTCTACATGCAAGAGGTATTTAAACCTCAACTTGGTAAGGGTGGGGACTCTTCATCGTCTGGACCTAAAAAAGTAGAAAAGGGAAAGGATGATGCAGAATCATCTGCAAAAAGAATAAGACAAGCTGTTTATGATATTAGGTATCGTGCAAGAAGAGAAGACGTAAAACTAGATCAAGCATTCTCCCAATATATTGGGCATACTACTATGAATGCTCAAGAGAAGGCAGCAGTTAAAGAAAAGCTTGGTCTTACTGCAGGATCTTCTTCAGGACCTGTAAAAGAGGAAACAGATCTCAAAAAATTTAAGGTAAGAGTAAAGGATAAAGAATCTGGTAAATCATATGTCCGTTATGCAACTCGTGAAAAGATTAATCAACTAAGATCAAATCCAAATATTTCATCTGTTGAAATGACTGGATATGGTGATCCATATGAGGGCGAAAGAAAGAAAGGTAAAGCAACTGCTAAAGTAACTGCTGGAAAGGGATTAGATCCAGTGGGTCGTGAAGATAAAGATATTGATAACGATGGAGATCATGATAAGTCTGATAAGTATCTATTAAATCGCAGACAAGTTCGTGGTGCTGCTATTGATAAAAAGAAAGATGTTAAAGAAGCATTTTCTAATTGGAGAAATGATCTTAGAGAAGTTTTAGATTCTGAGGATTCTGAAAATCAAAAACAAATCAAGGAAAAAAAGGTTAATAACAAAATTGTTGTTAATCCCGAATTAAAAGAGTCTGTAGAATCTTTAGGTGGACTATTAGTTGACGTTACTGAATTAAATTGTATTCTTGAAGAAATTGCTGATGAAGAATTATATTTCCTATCCGATGATTTAATTGAAGAAGTAGTAGAAGAAGTTTTCTATGAATTACTAGAAGATGGATATGATGTTGATTTAATTGAAAATATTATTTGCGAGTCACTCGATACTTCTTATGAAATTATTAATGAAGTTTCGGATTCCTACTACGCCGATGCTGTAAAAACTTCGAAGAAAAGAGGTGATGCCGCAAGAAGAGCCGAAAGAATCCAAAAGGTAAAAGATACTGTTAAAAAAGTAGGATCATCTATCAAATCTAAAATTAAATCAGCAGGAAAGTCTGTTGTTAGTGGTGCGGCACATGCTGCTGGAAAAGCAGTTGCATCTGCTAAAAATGCAGGATCTGCCGTTAAGGGTGCTGCAGCAAAGGCAGGACAAAAGGCATCAGAGACTGCTAAAAAAGTTTCTGATACTGCAAAGTCTGGGTATGAAGCAGGAAAGAAATCTGCAGGTTCTGGTTCATCTACAGCAACTGCTACAAAGACTAAAGCACCAAAGACTTACAGATATGTAAGGCAAGATACTGAGAAAAAATCTGGGTTAGCATCAAAAGTTGGATCCTTACTAAAGAAAGGTTTAAAAAAAGCAGTTGGTAAAACTGCTAGAGTAGTTGCTAAGGGTGCAGAAAAAGTTGCTTCTAAACTTGGAGAGGAAAAAGATCCTTGCTGGAAAGGATATACGATGGTTGGTATGAAGAAAAAGGGAGGTAAAGAAGTCCCCAATTGTGTTCCTGCAAAGGGAGTTAAGAAAGCAGAGGGATTTAAAGAGGAAAATGAACTTGAAGAAAAGGCTCTAAGTAGAGCACAGCAACGCTTTATGGGTATGGTTTATGCTGCAAAGAAGGGCGAAACCCCTGCCTCTCCTGAGGTTGCAAAAGCAGCTGCTGGTATTTCTAAAAAATCAGCTAGAGATTTTGCTAAAACAAAGCATACAAAACTTCCAGAAAAGAAGGTTGAAGAAGCAGTAACTCAAATTTCTGGTAAGGAAACAACCCCACCATCAGGAACAACTGCTAAGCAAGATGATATTCAAAAAAAGCAAATGCTTGCTAATAAGCAAAAGATGATTCAAAAGCAGCAAATGCTTCAGCGTCAAGAACTTCAACTTCAAAGACAGGGTAAACTTCCATTAGGTACTACATCTGAAGAAGTTGACTATGAAATTGAAGAGGGAATGTCCATGAAGGACTTCAAAGCAAACCGCAGAAAACTCAAGCGTAGAGAAGCCTCTGCCGATGCTAAGAAGAGAGGCCATGTAGGTAAGGAATGGTACAACAGTGGTAGAACGTATTCTCCCGATGAAGCGAAGAGTGGTCGCGCAAATATGCAAGATCATGAAAGAAGCACAAGACATCGTAGTGCTGTAGATCCTGAGGGTGATGATGATCTGTACTCAGCAGATAAGACTAAAAATCCTAAGAAACTCCGCAAGCAAAAGGCAATGGGTGAAGATTTCGTAACTGAACTCAATCGTTATGAAAAAGAAACCGGTAAAGATTATAAGACTGGTAAAGAAGTCAAGTCTGGTGGATCGACTGATAAGGCATACACTCATGTTAAAAAAATGATTCGTGGTATGGAAGGAAAACCCGCCGGTCAGCGTAAAAAAGTTCCTGGTAAAAAACCACCTACTGCTGGTCAATATGGTGGACCTGCATCTCCAGCACAAAAAGTTGCAAAGCGTCGCGCAGATGCTAAGAGAGCACAGGATAACATGTCTTCAAGATTTGACTGATACTAAATAGCCCAGGATACTCTTATTGGAGGTCATCATGGGCGCAGTAGTATCAGTAGTTAAACCACTACTTATTTCGGTTGCGACTCACCCAGCAGTCAAAAATCTTGTTATTGAACTTCTAACCAAGTATGTGAAGTCTACAGATAACAGCATTGATGATGTTGTCCTTGAGTTGGTTAAAGATAAGCTCTTTACACCACAAGCATGATTACCTGTTTTTTAACTAACTGGGGTGTCACAATAGTTCTTGGTTTTTTGTTATCATTATCTGAATGGTTATCAAAAACAAAAAGAACTAAAGCAAACGGTATCTTAGAATTTATTCAATTATTTTTAAGAACTGTATTACGTAAAGGGGATCAAAAGTAAGGTCTCCTTTTTTTATAAATATTTCTTAGATTAAACTTTAGAATAAGGTAAACACAATGGCTCTCTGGGGTATTAAAGACGACATTTACTCTCCTGGTACAGTTTATGTAAACTATACTACTGGAATTGCTACTGGGGCAGGTACTTCTTTTACTGCAGCTAGCGTTGGGGATGTAATTAGTATCGGTACAGGAAATACTTTTGGTCAGGCAGTTATTTCCGAAGTTACTTCAGATACTCAAATTTCCTTAGCGACCACTGAAACTTTAAGTGGTGCTGCTATTGCTGACGTTGCATATACACTTTCAGAAAAACCAGTATACACTCTTTTAGATAGTGCTTGGGGTGATGCTGAAATTTATGGTGTTGATGAAAAAGAAGCGCAAGCAGCACTAACAACACCATATGCAGTGACTCATTCTGGATGGGTTGGTATTCATACTTACATTGATAATCATGGTAATTTAAGAGTAAAGCATGAAGTTTTAGTTGCACTATCTGGAATTACAACAGGTACTGCATCTTATACTGCAGGTGGTGATGCTGCTGACGATACTACATTCCAAGATTCTACAATTGTAATTACATCTCAACCAGTTAGTGTTGGTGTTGGAACAACTGCAACAGCAACATTCACTGTTGTTGCTACATCAACTCCAATTATTGTACCCCTCACATATCAATGGCAGTACTCAAACACTGGCGTTGCATATACCAACCTTAGCAACAATGGTACTTATTCTGGAGTAACATCTGCAGGACTTGCTGTTACCAATACTAGTGCTGCTCTAAATGGATATAGATTTAGAGTTGTAGTTTCTTCATCTGGAAATGCTGCAGATGTTACATCTGATGCTGCTGTAATGACCGTATCTTGATAGTATATGATATTTCATGAGTTGAACGAGGATAATTTCCTTTTATTTGCTATTAAAAATTATGAGAATCCTCAGGCAGTAACCAAAGAGGATTTCGACAAGGATTTGAATCACTTCAAATATGTTAAGCGACTTTTAAAGCGATACAAAAATACAGGTGAATTAAAAACTCACCTGTTAATAAATCATTTTATTGTTCTTTATAACATGTTTGGTGAAGCAGCAACTCCAATGCTTTTTTTTAAAATTGAAAAAGAATTGTGGTCTCCTATGAAAACCTTTATAATATTTTTAAATAAACTTCCACAGTATCCGAAATCTCAAGTTCATGATGTTCAGGTAGATTTGCATTGCCTTTCAGAGTTACAAAAAATTTATAACAAAGATGGAAAAGATTGATAGAATAATTCAAATCATTAGAGAAATGAAGGAAGAATGTGGATGTGGTATGGCTATGGGTAATGGTCAGATTGCTGGATCTGTTGAAGCAGGTGATGATCCTCCTGTAAGAAAGAGAAAAAAATATGTTTCTGGTGGTAGAGGAAGTAGAAAAGTTTGGTTGGATTATTTTAAAAAATAAATATTAATCAGAGGCATACAAGCCAATGGTTACAAACAGAGAAAATTCATTGTACTTTCTTTTGAAAAGAACTAATTCAGTTATAAAGTGGACTGGTATAATAACCGAGTTATGTCTAGAAAAAATTTCCAATCAGGAAAATGTTCTCAAACATCGCATCTAACCAATTATCTGTGTTAGAATCAAAATTCGAGATATATGAAAATTTATCCAAGGAAATGTTGGATAAATTGGAGAGAGCTGTAGCAAGTATATCTGAAAGTAGTAATAGAGTTGCTATAATTCTTGAGAGACACCAACTTCAGATTGATGAAGCAAACCGAGCAGATGAAGCTATATTGAAACTAATAGAAAAAGTAGAAACCAGAATTGAGTCTACTGAAAAGAAAGTTGATGACTTAGTAAAATTTAGATGGATTACTTTTGGGGTAGTGATTGCTATAACAAGCGCGATTCAATTCAGTGGGTTTTATTCTCGTATACTGTTGACTGGCGCTGGAACTGGTGCTACAGTGCAGGTGAGACCAAGGTAATTTTTTGATATGGATTTTGTTGATGTAAAGTACATCAATTT